TGATGGCGTGGAAGAAATAGAGAAACCTGTCACAAGGGTTGAAGGTCAACCTAAGCGCAAGCTGCCTGAAAAGATGAAGGAAGCTGGTAAGCTCCATCAGTGGAAACCAGGTCAGAGCGGTAACCCCAAAGGCAATCCAAAAGCGCCAAAACTCAAGGCGCTGATCGACCAATACCTTGAGGGAATTGCAGATCCAGCAACTCAAAAGACACGATTGGAAATGCTGGCGCAGTCAATCGTGATAGGCGCACTGAAGCGCGAAAGCGCAGCGCTGAAAGAACTTCTCGCACGCCTGTATCCTGAACCTGCAAAAGATATCAATTTGAATGCCACAATCGTAGCAGCAACAGAGCGAAATGCGTGGCTCGATCAGATCAAGCTCGCGCCGACGATGACATCACGTTTGAACGGCAACGGACATGCGCTGCCGGCAATTCCAGCAATCGAGAACGAGAATGGACGCGATCGCTCGAATTGAAACCCACGTACGGAACGTGGACGGCGGGTTCGTTGAATCGAACTCCATACTGTCGCGGCTGGTGCGCTTCTACAAGGCGACGGAGTACGGCTGCTGGTTCATTCGGGACGTACACGCTCGGATCGTACCGTTCCGGTTGAACACGTCGCAGCTTCGGTTGCTCGCGGCCATGATGGACCAGGCCGCAGAGGATCGACCCATACGTCAGATCATTCTCAAGACCCGCAAAACTGGCATCAGCACGTTCGTTCAGGTGCTGTTTGTTGAACTCTGCGCCTACTACCCCCAGCAACGCGCTCGCACGATCGCCCACGAGGCGACGGCGACGGACGACATCTTCGACATTGGACGGCTCGCGGCCAAGGTTCACGAGGCACGCGGGGGCAAAGTGCTCGAACGTGAGATTCGATTCGCCGATGTGGGCAGTGAGTACATCTGCCAGACGGCGGGCGGTGTGGCCGTCGGCGCGGGCGGTACGCCTAACCTGCTGCACCTGAGTGAAGGCCCGAAGTGGGAACGAAACAAAGCCGAGACGCACTACAATGCCACGATCGCCGTGCCCGACGTGCCCGAGTCGATCATCGTCGAGGAGTTCACTGCTAAGGGTCGGGAGCTTTTCTACCAGCGATGGTCGGACGCCGATGCCGAAGTGCTCCCTGGTTGGCACGCGATCTTCATCCCGTGGTGGACGGACGAACGATGCACCTTGGCTGCGCCCGATGACTTCGCACGGACTGACGAACAGCGGCTGATTGCCGGTCGGGCGCACGCTCAGGGTGTAGAGCTAAGCGACGGTCAGCTCTACTGGCGTCAATGCAAGATCGCTGAACTCGGCCCGGAGGTGTTCCGGCAGGAGTATCCGGCTACACCAGCCGAGGCGATTCAAGGCGCTAAGGGGATCATCTTCCCGAACATGCGGGACGCGCTTGTGCGGGAACTTCCGTTTCTTGTACGCGAGGTGCCCCGCGACGATCGAGTCGGCGGAATCGACTTTGGGTACAACGATCCGACGGTGATCTGGACGGGTTACTACCACGATCAAGTACTTTGGGTGACAGACTACTGGCGTCGGGCTGAGACGTTAGCCGCTGAGCAAGTCGAAGCCATCCACGACGGGCACATGTACTTTTGCGATCCCGCCAACGTCACCGAGCGAACGGCGTTGATCCGTGCCGGGGAAGCCGCCGGCAAACACTGCCGGTTTGCCGCGGCACCACGTCGTAAGAACGCAGGCGAGGAAATCGCTCGCGTGGAACTCCAGTCGGTATTGCGGCTGCTCAACGAGGGGCGTTTGCGCATCGACTACAAGATCGCGGCTCAACTCATTGTCGAATGCGATACCCTGGCGTGGAACGAAAAGACGGGCAAGCCCGACGAACAACGAAGCGAAGCCTGCGGGCACTATGACAGCATCATGGCACTCAAATACATGGTGATGGGTGTCTTGAATCGTACACCGCCGAAACCGGCCAGCGATCCGATCGTAATACCGAGTCGGCGTAAGCAGTTCTTGGCGATCTAGCAATGGCGACGGCAACACGAAACGGACGCATGCAGCGAGGACAGATCGTACGCCCGTCGTTGGTGTACGACTCCTACCCGCGCTACGTCACCGACGATCCGTCGCCGGCCAAGTTCGTGTCACTACTGAAGCGCGTAGACCTCGGCGAGTTGTCCGATCTCTGCTTGCTCCAGCAAGAGATGGAGCGGAAGTCGGACCATTTCGCGGGTGTCGTGCAAACCAGGCGCAATGCAATCACGGGTTTGGAATGGTGTGTTGAACCTGATCCCAAAGCGGATGAAGGGGATCAACAGGCCCAGGAAGTTGCGGACTATGTGAGCGATCGGCTTACCGGTATTGCAGCCTGGCCAATGGCGTTGACTCACCTTTCAGAGGCCATCGGCCCAAATCTCGCGGTATTGGAATTGATCTGGGAGAAGGCTGAACTTGCGGACTTTGTGATCGTTCCCTCGACGCGGTTGGTGAGTCACCCGTTCAGCAATATGGGGGTGGCGATCAAAACCGACGATCAACCGCTAGGTATCGGCACGGAAGAATTCCTAGACAAGTTCGTCGTCCACATTCCGAATACCAAGGGCGGATTCCCGTTTCGGACCACGCTCACTCACGCGAGCGTGGTGTCATACCTGATGCTGCATTTCAGTCGCAGCGATTGGCTGGCATTCTCTGAATTGTATGGCACGCCATGGCGCATCGGTTTCTACGAGGATTCTGTAGTCGATGCGGATCGCATCACGGCGCAAGACCTGCTCAACGAGATGGGCACCGATGTAGCGGCCATGCTGCCCAAGGGTATTAAGCCGGAGCTATTCCAAGCGAGCGGAACGGGCGAGACGTACTCCAAGCAATGCGACTACGCGGATGCAAAGCTGGCGATTCTCTGGCTCGGGCAGACGCTGACGACGGACGTAGGTGATAGCGGCTCTCGGGCGTTGGGTGATGTCCATGACAAAGTGCGGCGCGATTTGCGTACCGCCGATCTCATGGCCGAAGCGGCGACAATCGAACAACAGATCATTCGTCCGATGGTCCGCCTAAAGTTCCCTGGTGATGATGTGCCTATCCCGACGTTTCGACGCAAGGTGTACGAGCCGCGAGACGTGGACGCAGAGCGATTGAGCCTTGAGCAATTGGCCTTTGCTGCGAATCAGGGGCTTACTGTGAACACGGCCTGGCTTTACGACACGCTGCACATTCCGAAACCGATGGCTCAGGCGATACCGGAAACGATCGTATTGGGGCAGACTGAGAAACCGAAACCCGAGGAAAGTGACGATGGTTCCCCTGAGTGATTGGCGAATCAATTTCTTCGATCTCGGCGCGTACACCGGGGAAGAGACGGCACTATTCCTTCGGCAAATGGAAGGGATGAAGGATGGCCGTCATCGTCCTGTGGTGTGCGCCTATCTGTTCGAGCCGCAGCCGATCTATGTGCGGTATTTGGAGGATCGTTTCAGAGACGATCCGCGTGTGTTTGTGGAGCGGGCCGCGATTGGCTCGGAGATCGGGCGCACCTATCTGTACGTTGGCAAAAGTCCTGAATGCCATTCGATTTACCCCGACAAGCACGACGTAGGGAAAGGCGCATCTATTGGCGTGCGGGAAATAATGTTCTCGTCTTGGCTGCGAGATTTGGAATTGGACGCCCGCCCGGAACAGACCATCAACATCCTCAAGGCCAATATCGAAGGTGCGGAGTGGGATCTGATTCAAGATTTGGAAAAGAATTATCTCTGGGGTTTGTTCGACGTGTACCTCGGCAGCGAACAATGGACCGGCGACATGCGGAAATGTCACTCACTGCTGCCGCACATCGCGGAAGCGCGACGCATTCTGGATAGCCACGACATTACCGTGAAGCCCTATAGCTGCGGGACGGACAATTACCAGATGACGATACCCTGCACGGATTTGGCCGTCGAAGTGCGGCAGATTATGGAGGCGAGAACTCTTGTCGTGGCCTAAGCGCATCCTCGTAACCGTTCCGTGTATGGGTTCGCTGCGTAAAGAGCTTGCGGCGGCGCTCATCGTGATGAGTCGAGATGCGCGATACACGGTGGATATTCGCTTCCAGGCCGAACGCCCCTATGAGCACAGTTTGAACCTATTGGCCAGACAGGCATCTGACGAAGGGTATGACTACTGGCTTACGCTCGACGACGATCAGTGCCCAACGCGCAATCCCCTCGATCTGGTGGAGTTAGACTGCGATGTCGTGTCCTGTCCCGCTCCGATCTGGATGCCCGACAAGTCGCCTGACTGTCCGGTGGTGTGGAATGCGTTCCGTGACCTGGGGCTGTCGCAATTCGAGGTCCATCGCCCGATGATTGGACTGCAAGAGGTTGATATCGTTGGCTCTGGAGCATTACTCATTGCCAAGCGTGTGTTCGATGTACTCGAACGACCATTCTTGATTGATTGGGATGCGGCGGGCCGCAAACTAGCTGGACCGGACATTGCCTTCTGTCGTCGCGCTCGAGATGCAGGGTTTACTGTGTGGTGCCATTACGACTACCCCTGCCATCACTATGTGACCACGGACATCAGTGAAGTCGGTACGTGGATCGCCGAACACATCCTGAATGCAACTAGCAAGGAGGTTCTCCATGCCTAAGCCGAACCGGGGCAATGTGTTGCGTGCGAACATCGGTTTCTCGCCGCTTGGTGACGGCAAGTTAGCCGAAGCCCCGACCCGAATCTTGCTCTTGAATGACGGCGATTTGCAATGGGAGGACTTGTCTGGCTACAAGATGACGGCGGAAATGGCCGAGGCAGTCATCAAGGAATATCAGGAACACGGCACACAACTGCCAGTTGACTACGAGCATATGACTATCGACGTGGACCAGAAAGGTGGGAAAGCTCCAGCGGCGGGTTGGATTACGAAGCTCTCGTGGGTGCCGAACGAGGGTCTTTACGCTGACGTGGAATGGACGGCGCAGGCCAAGGTGGAAATCGAATCCGGGCAGTACAAATACCACAGCCCGGTGATTATTACCAACAGCAAAACGAAAGAGATCACGCGGCTACACAGCGTTGCGTTGACGAACACGCCTCGGACTCGGAATCAACGCGAACTTATGGCCGCTTCGTTACGGATGAAGGTTTTCGGTTCCGAGGATGGAGTTGAAACGATGGACTTAACGAAACTCAAGGCGGCGTTGGTCGCCGCGGGCGTCATCCTCGACGAGAAGGCCGAGGACGATGCCATTCTCACCGCCACGTGCGGGTTTGTTGAGCAGGCAGCCAAGCGGGCGGGCACGTTCGCAGCTTCGCTGCGGACGAAGTTGGGACTCGACGACAAGGCCGACGAAACCGTCATCGTGGCCAAATTGGATGATCTCCGCAAAGAGACTGTTCCAGCTAGCGAGTACAAGGCGGTGACGGATCGCCTGGCGGCTATCGAAAGCAAGGACAAGGATCGGGAATCGCAGATGCTCGTCGCGTCTGCAATCGAGTCGGCAAAGCTCAATCCCAACGACGACAAGCAGATGATCTGGGCACGCGGTTACGCCAAGACCGATCCTTTGGGATTTGCCAAGTGGGTTGAAGCAACTCCGGTTCTCTATTCCGGCGGTCGCCTCATCACGCCCAATAAGGAAACCGACGGCGGCGATGATCGTGCTTCGGTGATTGCGGGCAGTGTGAAGGAACACGCCGATAATGCCAGTTTGTTTCGTGGCGTCCAGCGATGGGCGTATGTCAACAGCGAACTGACGATGCGCGGGCTGGAGCCGCTGTCCATCGAGGAACGCAAGAAACTGTAACGAAAAGGAGTTGAATCATGGCGGACCTAACCGCACAAAAGCTCGTCAACCTGGTAAAGGCCAATGACCCGGAAGGGTACATTTTAGACCTGCCTATGGGGGCGACTGAGACCATCCAGAAGGGAGCATTCGTCGGCTTGGATGCCGGCGACAAGTTCGCTGCTCCGTTGGCTGCCGGCGAGATTTTTTCTGGGATCGCGCTCGAAAAGAAAGTCAGTGGGGCCTCGAACGGTGATACCACGATCAAGGCACTCGGCGGGCAGTCGATGTTCCAGTATGCGATCACTTCGATCGCCCAAGCCGATATCGGGAAGCTTGTCTATGCCAGCGACGATCACACACTAACGCTTACATCGACGTCTAACAGTCAAGTAGGTCGCATTGTGAATGTGCCCGCGACCGGCACGGCGATCGTGCAGATGAAGATCGTCGGTGAAGCCCAGACCCAGGCCGCGACGGCATAAGGAGAAACGAACATGCCTTGGGCACCTAGCAATCTAGCGACCAAAGGGGCGTTGGCCTCGTTCCATCAGGCGATGGAGGCCGCGCCGTCTATTTGGAGCAACCACGTACAGACGATTATGTCCACGAGCACCAGCGAAACGCTGGTATTCCCTGGATTCTTACCGAACCCGAGGGAGTTCCTGGGTAGTCGGCAGTTCCAAGACGCTCGGGACTTCACTTACACGGTGACCAACAAGGAGTACGAATTGTCGATGGTCATCGGACGCAAGGCCTGGGAGGATGATCAGACCGGCCTTATCAACGCTCGACTGAGTGAAATGGGCGAGGTTTGGGGTTCGTGGAAGGACTCGTTGTTTTCGACGTTGCTGGCCAGTGGCAACGTGAGCGGCAACAACGGGTTCGACGGCGTTACCTTCCATTCCGACGATCACTCGGCGGGTACGACGGGTTTGACTACGGACAACAATCTGTCACAAGCTGCTGCCACGGGAACCGTCTTTACGGTCGCGGAGTTTCAAACCGCCGTGGATACGGTGCGGCAATCGTTCCAGGCGTTCACTGACGACGTGGGACGGCCCTATAACGCTCAGGCCTTAACGAACCTTCGGGTGATTGTGCATCCCACGCAATCGAAATCCTCGTGGGAAGCTGTCAACCAAACGGCGTTTACCGGCGGTTCCGGTGCGACGAACGAATGGGGTAACGCTTCGATTCAAGGAATCGACGTAAACCTCTACCAGGCATCCGGCGATTCGGATGAGCTGTATTTCAGTGCTCTTGGTTCGGTGCGTAAGCCGTTCATCTACCAGGAGCGCACCCCGCTGGAAATCATCATTAAGGCGGGCGCTGAGGATGTGGCTGAAAACAACGGCGTTCTCGTATTGACTCGACAGCGGTATGTCCTGACGTACGGCGATCCGCGTCGATCGATTCTAATGACTGCCACCTAGAAAGGAGATATATGCCTCACCCATTCAAAGTAATCACCATTGCGGAAACGGGCGAGCGGAAGCGCGTGCCCTGGGACGCAACCAAAGCAAACGATCGCATGCTCAAAATGCGTGCGGAAGCCAAAGCGGTGCTGATGGCTCGGGATGTAGAACGTGGAAGCGCGGCCGGTGCTGATGTGAGCGGCGGGCGTTTGAACGTACTGGTAAGCGATGGGCAGGGCAGTTATCACGTTGATCCCATCGCATCCAAAATTCATCACAGCGGGGCGGAACTGAACGATCTGTTTCGGCCCCGTTGGTATGAATTCTGCGGCAGTCCTCAGAACGAGGACGCCGTTGAGTATCCGGTGTTCAGCTACACGCCCAAGCAGGAACGCAAGCAGGCGTTGGCTAGCATTGCACAGGAAGCCGAGTCGGCGAATGGCGAGGCGCCTGCTATGCAGGTTCGACGCCCGCGCGGACGCCCACGCAAGCAGCAGATGGATGCGATGTAATGCCCACTCCGTTCAAAGACGAATCAGACGGGAAGACGTTCAAGCGCGTCTATTGGCCACGCGGGGACGCGGACGAGAAGCGCCGTCAGATTCGCCGCGAAATGGAATCTCAGCTTGCCCGCCAGGGTAAAAAGCGAACTCAGACGGACAAGAAAAAGGCTCTGGACGAACGCTGGGGCGAGTATTGCGAGACTCAGCGATCTTTGGAAGAGCGTAATGGGTAACTACGCCACACAAGCCGAACTGAAAGCCCGTTTCGACGGTGACGCCGAGGTGGCGTACCTCACCGACACCGAAGAGACGGGCATTCCTGATACCGGTGTGCTGGACGACTGTATCGAGTCCGCCGAGGCGGATATCAACAGTCGGATCGGCAAACGGTATGCCACGCCGGTTGTCGTGACGGGCAACGTGGAACTAACTGCTTTGCTCAAACGGAAAGCGCTCGACCTCGCGGAGTATTACTTGCTCGTGCGTAGCCCGAGCATCTCGGATCAGAAGGAGAAGCAGGCCGAGCGGGCTTGGGAATGGGCGGCGAAGGTGGCGGATGGCACGTTCGTCTTGAGTGGAGCGGCAACGCCGCCGAGTACGGCCAGCCGTGCGCCATTGGCGACCTGGACGGGCAGTGATCGTGATTTGACCGACGTGACTACCCGTATTTTCAGTCGTGAGACGATGGCTGCCCTATGAAGTATCTGTTCGAGGCGATCGAAGCCCGGTTCAACGCGAATCCGACGCTGGCCTTGAAGGGACGAAAACTCTACGAAGGGTTTGAGGAAGATCGTGTCAATGTCACCAAACCATACAGCGAAGTCAATGCCGAAATGGTAGAGCGACTCGACACTTTCGACAGTGACATCGAAAGCTGGGAGTTGCGCTTTCGCTACCACGCAAAGGACATACGTACGGATTCCGCCGACGATTGGGTGGATGCGATGACCAACGCCTTTAAGGACGCCAATATCTTATCCGGCCAGTTTCACGCGGGCGGCTGTGTGATGGTGGGAGCCTCTGTTCCCAGAATGACGGACGGGTTGTTCGATGCGATGGTTCATTTTCGTT